TAATTAATTTATAATTAATATTATTGACATTGAATTCAAATACATCTTGATTGATATCATCTGTTGTTAATTGATAAAACCATTTTAAATCATTCATTGCATTTGTAACAGTCTTAATATCTTTTGAATAATATAATTCATCATAATCCATATTACATAGAATAGCAATCTCTTTTAATCTTCTTTCTTGAGTTGTTACATTTTCATCAATGTCAGCAATTAATTCTAATTGTTTTAATTTAATGTCTTTTAATTCTTTAGGTATTTTCATTTTAGTATATTTTCATTTTTACAGGTGCATTCTTTTTAAATGAATGTAAGGCATATCGCATTGCATCCATACCATCATCATTTAATTTTATTGGTTCATCACTTATTTCATTTTGTTTTTCTTTCCAAGAATATAATTTATATTCATTTAATAAATTTATTGAGGATGGTGTTAAATATATCTTCTTTGATTTAAGTGTATTAATTCCATCACTAACATCTTTATTTGCTTTGTATGTTCTATATTTCCATCTTGATAATTCTTGCATTATCTCAGGTCTTGCATAATCACAATAAATTCTAACATCCTTTGCTACTTGTTTCTTTTCCATTAATTGAACTAAATCAGTTGAAGTTAAAAATGATTCATATATAATTTCATCAAAGTAATACTCACCATCATCTTCATACATTGCTACCAATGCTGTTGGGTGATTATATCCAAAGTCAATGCCATAACAAACTAAACTACCTTTAACATCACTTATTTGAAAATGAGTATAAACCCTTTTATGTGTTATTGGAAATTCACCAAGACAATATATTCTATAATAATTATCATCAACATTAATCAATGCTTCAATTTCTTTAATCTGTTCTCTATTTAAAAATGTATTATCTTTATATGTTGATTTTATTAATATTGTTTTTTCAGCTTCTCTTTCCATTAAATCATTTATCCATGATTCTTCACTTGGATTAAAGTCAATGATAACTTTTTTCATTGTTCTTATATTCAATTGAATAAAGGCTTCAAATGGAATCTCATTGGCTTCATTGATAAATATTACATCATGCTTTTTACCTCTTAGCTTCTGTGGTTCATCAGTTGAAATAAATGATATTCTTGAACCTGTTGGAAATCTATAAACATTGTCAGTCTTATTGTGATTGTTTTCATCATATAATTTTAAATCATTCATTACCTCTACAAAGTCTTTTAAAACTGAACCTCTAATGGTTGGTAACGATTGTCTAATAACTGATACATTCTTACCTGCATTGGTTAAACAATAATAAATTAATAATTGAACAATGGAATATGTTTTACTTGACCTTGTTCCACCTTGATTAATAATAAAGCGAATATTATTATCATTGAATGCATCAAGGTTCTTTGTAAATATAGATGTATGTCTAATCTCCAATTCAGTCATTGTTTTTTAATCTAATAATAACTTTCTATCTGATGGTTGAACTTCAATTAACTTAACTGTTTTTAATTCCAATTGATGTGTTACTTGTTGTCTTTCTACATAATGACCTTTTAACTTACCAATGTCTCTTAATATTTCTTTTGCTAAATTAGTATTGTTTTGTTCAATAGCATCCTTATATAATTTTTCAAATCTTTCAATGTCAGTTTTTAAATCTTCTCCAAAATTAATAATACTTCTTTCATCAATTTCTTTTCTTGAGTCTGCCATTAATTCATATGCATATGCTTTTGTATAATTTAATTCATTAACTATCCAATCCATTATCATTAAGTTTGTCCAACCATCATTGATTCTTTTTTTAATTATCTGATTTATAATATCTTCTCTTTTAAATGTATGTCTTTTACCTGTCTTTGTCATAATTCGGTGGGTTTTAGGTTGTTATGAAAAAAAATATATGTTATTGGTTTTCAGCAAGATATGATTCAAAAGCTGATTTAATTCTTATTAAACAAGTTGCACAATTAGATGCTTTCATCTTATGACCTGTGATTTGATTATATAAATCAAACAATGATTGTTTTTGCATTGCTTGTCTTTTTACAAAGAATTTATCATACATTTCTTGTACTTGTTCTCTCATAATATTATAAAGTGTTTTGTAAGTATAGGTTATATAATTTTTTAATTGTTTCATCTTCTTTTAAAAGATTGGATATTTTATTAATTGAATATTCAATCAATGTTCTTCTCATACCTGTTGCATTGGATATTTGAATTACTGTCATTTTATTATAAAGATAGAACTTAAATATTGAAACATGAATTTCTTTTATTTCTTGATTATCAATTTTAGCTTGAAGATATTTAAATGTTTCATCAAAGAATAAAGACTTACCAAGTTCTTCTATTTCATTTTTAGTTGAGTCATCTTCAAAATCAATATTTAATTCATCAATTGAAACCAATTGTACTTTGGCTTGTTTTTTATATTCTTGCTTAATGAATGATGAAAATGAGAAATAAATATAATTAAGCATTTTCTTTTCAGTATCTAAATCATAAGTCTTATTAATATTATTTAAGAATGTATTTGATATTGATAAATATACTTGAGACATTATTTCTTCAGCTTGTTCTTCAGACAAGATATATTTGAATCTTCCATGAGACTTTATCTTTGAATAGTTATTTTCATATACTTGAATAAAGTATTCATATGTTGGTTTTTTCTTAGACATGGTTTTCATAAATGTAAGTTTCAATTGATTCAGTAATGTACATACTGATTATTGTTAATGGTATGATGCATATAATTGAATATCCTGCAATCAATAAAGTAATCCAAGTAAAATGTCCACTAAGACAAAAGGAACAGTTTAAAACCTTTGAAAAGAAGAATTTAAATATTGATACATCTTCAAAATATCTTGGATAATCAAGGTTATTGTTTTTTTTCCATTCTTGTATTTTAGTATTGAATAATGTAATACTAAGTGTGAAGTAAATTATTATTGGTAGTGTTACTAAGTATATCATAATATGTTTAATAAGTTTTGCATTTCATAATTGTTATTTGCATAAACCAAGTATAATTGATTTAATAGGTCTTTGTTTTCATCCATAATCTTTTTATATTCAATATATATTTTTTCAATTGGAGTTTTTTCAATATCAATGATATGTCTTTGTTGATTTGAACCTGTTCTTCCAATATAGATTTCAATATTTTTCTTTTTAAATTCTAATTCCATTATATTCATTAAAATACAATATCCTTCTTCTTCATTGACAGGAACATAATTAATATAATATGGAATTGATTGCATTTTTTCTCCTAATTTAATCAGGTTATCATATTTTGATGTTTCAATAAATAATCCATCATTTTTAATATATTGAAAAGTATATGGCATCTTTCTTATTTTAGCATCTGCGACTATTTTAGTTGTTGATGAAATAAATGTACAATCATATCTTTCCATTGAATTTATTCTTGTTGTTTTTAAATTAAAAATATTTGCTTTATTATTCAAAGCAGCATTTAATATTAATCTTTCTTGTAGTTCCTCTACAATAATTGATTTTTGTTGTTTGGTTTTTTCTATTGTTCTAGCCATTTTTTTAAGTCTTTTTATTTATATAGTGATAAAAAATTAAAGTGTATAAAAAAAGCACCATTTTCAGGTGCTTTTAGTTAAAATAATTAAAATATATTTATTTTATTATAAATAATGTAAATAATATTAATAAACCTATATTTTTATACATTGAATATTTTTTAAATTGTTTTTCTTCTTCTTTATATTTTATTGTTTCTAATATGCAATTATTATATTTATATTCTAATGTATCAATGTAATTTGTTTTATCTAATATAATTGAATCCTTTAAATCAAGATTTTGTTTTTGTTTTAATATAACTGTATCTTGGTCCTTAATAATAGATTTATATATTGGTATCTTTTTCAATTGCAATGAGGTCATATAAGCCTGTCTCTTGTCAAGACATATCAATGTATCAGATTTAAATTGAATGGCTCTTGGAGCGAATGTGATAGGTAGAATTGAATCCTTAGATAGGGATTGTCCTCCACAATTTAACGATAGAGTCAACACTAATATCGGAATTAATATTTTTAATATCTTCATTTACTTTTTGTTTATTTTCTTTTATTCTATCTTGGTATTTTATTATTGTATTATTATTAACTTTAATTATTGAATCAAATTTATGTATTCTTAATGTATCATATCTTGTAATTACAAAAGCATTATTTTCAGGATGATTCATATCTTCAATACTACATTTAATTAATATTAATGCAAATAATAAAAATATCATTATCCAATTGTTGTTGAATTCAAAACCTTGATTATTCATAGTTTAATTTACAAGTTTTATAATATTCAAAATTCTCAGCACTTATATAAGCAAAATTATCTAAATCATTTTTCCATATAATATTAACTACTAATGATAAAAATTCCAATTCATTTATAAAGAATGTATCATTAATAACCATTGAGATTTCATTCATATTCTCTTTAGTCTTTATTTTGAATTCTAATACATGATTATAATCTTTAGTTAATATAGTACTTAATATCCAATTGATTAAAAGTTCTAATGATAGTTTTTGATTTATAACACCAAACACTTTTAACATTGCATCTGATAAATCATATTCTTTATTTAAGTATGTATAGTAATGCTCATCAATAGATATTCCATAAGCATTAAGCATATCCAATAGCATTTGATAGACAATGGGATAATCTGATTTAAAATTAATATATGTGACATTGGGTTGCAAAAGTTCTAAGGTCATATAAATATAAAGTTGAAAATAAAAAAACCCTACCAACAATGTCAATAGGGTTTCCAACAGAAGTAATTACTTGGGATGACTAAAACCCAAGACATGCAAAGGGAATTACCGATTCTCTTTTACAATACAAATATAGTGTATTTATATTATAAAGTCTAATTTATCTTTCTTAATATTTCTATTTATTTTTGAACATAAAGGTTGAAGGTTAGTGTAATGATTTAATTTAATTACTTCTTCTTCACTTGTTGCAGATGATACAGGAATAATATGGTCAATATCCCATCCATAATTTAATTCTTTATTATACATTCCATAATTATCCCAAGACATCCAAGATTCAAATTTTGATTCTAAATGATTTTTAAATTCTTCAAATGTACAACCTAAAATTTTAAATGTTTTAGTATTTTTTGAATAACCATTATTTCTAAATGTTTGTAAAATTAAACATCTAATATTATTTTTAATTATATTAATTGGATTTTTAATTCTTGTTTTATATTCTTTTTTATAATTTCTTCCTTTTGGTATCATTTTAGGTTTTTTATTTTTTTGATAATATTCTTTTGCTTTTAAAGAAATTTTTTCTTTATTATTTTCTCTCCATTGTTTATTATTATCATAATATTCTTTTGCTTTTAAAGAAATTTTTTCTTTATTATTTTCATAATAAATTTTATCATATTGTTTACTATATTCTTTTGTTTTTTCTTTATTTTTTTCTCTATATTCTTTCATATAGATTTTATTTTCTTCTTTTGTTCTCATAATTATTTATTTCTTAAATATATTTCAACTTTAGTGTTATCAAAAAAACTTACTATTGATTCTTTAATTAATTTACCTTTGAATGCAATCATTGGATTTAATACCCAATACTCTTTCTTTTCATCTGTATGAACTTTAATTTGAAGATAAACACCTTGTCTAAATAAATTATCAAAGTATTTCTTAACTTGATTTTTTCCAATATTAAATCTTTCAGATAATTCTTTAATAGTTGAATCATTATTTAATGGTTTTAAAGCATTAGTTTCAAATTCAGTCATCTGAATCATATCATAAATGATTTTTATTTCATTGTTATTAAATACATCATTGAAGAATGGTAATAACCTACAGTTAACTTTAGCAAAATTATCTTGCATACTTAATCTTGTTCCTTCTTTTAATTTAGGTCTAACTTTTTTATGTATTTGTTTTACTTCTCCTGTGTTTAAGTCAATCTTAGCAGGGATTTCATTGTGAAGCAGTCCGAACTGCACTTCATAATCATAATTTTTTTGCATGTTTCTATTTTTAAATAAATAGTCATAATTTTTCTGTTATTGTTAAAATTTTAATAAATATATAAAAAAATTTAATAAAAAAAATAAATATTCTATTAATGAAAAACCTAAGTAATTGAATTCTAGAGTTTTAATCAATTAAAATAAATAAAAAAAAAATTATAAAAAAATTAAAATATTTATTTATTTCAATACTTAGAGGTTAAATACTAAATTAACAGCCTTCAGAATGAAGGTTGTTAATCCTCATACAATGATTGAGTATAGAATGATAGAGTATTCTATGAATGATGTATCTTTTTTTCTTTATTTTTGTTTTTCTTTTTTAGTTGCTTTTGATTGATAGTTCATTCAATAACCTTAAAAACTAAACTTAATGTATGAAAGTTCATTCAATCTAAAGTTATTAATATTCAACTTTTAGAATATTCAAATAAAGGTTTTGATGCCAATCAAAACAATAAAATCTCAACCTAAATAAAAATATAATAGTAGATAAGAAGAGACAGTTTCTAACTATTTGATTATCAATTTATTATAAATTAGTTTTTCCCTAAAAGGGGAAGATTCTTCCCTAATAAGAGTAATATTCCCGACAAATCCTCAATATTGCCGACACTTTATTGTCGCAAATATTTATTTGCGACATATATTTATGTAAAATATTTTCATTATTTTTTGTAATATACCTTAAAAGTAAATATTTTTGACTATATATTAAAAACAAACAGATTATGAAAAAAATACAAAAAAATCCTTACTCTACATTTGCTTCTCTAATATTAGAGAAAGAAAACTTAGTTGAAAAACTTAACAATAAACAAATTGAAATCTTAAAGAAGACTGAAAAGTCAAAAATTAAAACAACACAAGAAAAAGCTATGTTAACAAGAACTCTTAATAATGTACATAAGATTTTAAATAAATTATATTAATATTTATGAATAACATATATCAATCATTTAATATCCAAAAAGAAATCAATGAAAAATTTGATTCTTTAATGAAATCAGGAAAGATGTCTTTAACAATTACTTTAGAAGAATCAACTAAAAGAGGAAATGTTGATATAACAGAACCACATGATGAAGATATATTACAAGCAAAAAGAAATGAATACTATATTAATAAAACTTATAAATGTAATAAATGTAAAGAAATTAAATCAAGACAAGAATTTTTTCATCTTGCAAAAAATGGTGAAGGTATATCACATAAATGTAAAACCTGTGAAATGAAATATTTAAATCATTCAAAAAAGAAAGGGTAGTTAAGCTATCCTTTTTTATTTTATATTGATGCAAGTTGGAAGTGCATCCCATCAAACCTTGAAGTCCAATTACCACCCCAATCAAAATTAGCATCTGTAAAACATTTTACAAAACCTGCACTTAACTTAGGTTGTTTACCCAATCCATTTTCAAATGCATTAACATCAATGGCAATACCCCAACTATGCAAACTCATTGAATTTAATCCTCTTTTCTTGCGGATATTAAAGCAACCATCATAAGTCTTCAACTCATTAACAAAGCCTCTCTCAATAAGATTTTCAAATGCATTTTTAAGGGGTAATACAAGGTCTCTGTTGCAATATATCTTCTTAGGTATAATTCCTATCTCAAGTTCAGTTGGAACATCCCACAAGACCATACAAGGGTTACTTGCTGATGGTTCTCCATACTTCCTTAAACATTGCTGACTTGTTACCATTTTATCCTTGACCTGCATAAGGTTTTTTATACTTCTTTGAACCTTTATTTAAACTATCTGATTTAGCATGTCTACCCAATGATGATTTTGATTTGGGTTTAAATTTATTTTCAACTACTTTACCTTTTGCCATAATTATACTTTTGTACTATTTTTTCCTCTTGATAAGAAATCAGTTAATTGAGAGAATAAACTAAAACCAAGAATAAGATTAATATTTTCATCAATTGATTTAAATTCAGTTAATAATATAAAACCACCAACTATTTTATGTAAATCCATTGGTACTTCAAAAATAAATATGTTTGAATAATAAACAATAAGTATAACTGAAATATATATTAATATCTTTGGTATTGTTTGATACATCTTTCTTGATGTAATTGGAATACCTTTTTTCCAAGCATTATAAACAGCTAAACTAAAATCAATAAATACTGCTGCGACAATAATTAAAACAATTGCTTTCAAAGGTGCAATAACACCTATAACACTTGCAACTATTGAATTGAGTAAAGTGATAAATTTATTCATTTTAAAAGTATATTCCTCCTAAATTTTTTCTATTATTTGAATTACAAGTATCTTCTTGGATATCATTAACATAATAAGTTGACTTATTATCATTCAAAAACCCAATTAATAAAGTTTTTACATTATTACCTTTACTATAGATATCATTTCTAAAGTATTGTAATTCATCAAGT